ATCTGTTGAAGCAGGTATTAACACTCGTGCAGAGGCCCGTGAGATGCTTGGGTTTGAGCCAGTAACAGATATGAACGCTGATGTGCTAACTGTTTCAGCAGGTACGGTTCCACTTGATAGCATTGGGGCAGATTCAGCTCCTATTCCTGATGATGTGAAAGCAATATTCGCAGACCTTGAAACAAAAGGATGTGAAAAAGGATGCAACAATGACTGAAGCCTTGAGGGCATATGACAGGACTATTATTCCCATTGAGTTCAGGTTTGAGCAAGAGATGGCGAGAGAGAAGAACCGTTATATGTCTGAAGCTATCAGGCAGCTTGATAACATGGGCCGCATCTCAAACGATGTATTCCAACTTCACCGCTCTATGGTTGGTGTGATTATCAAGAAATACGGTGATAGGGCTATTGTTTCTTATGGGGCTGTTATTGCAAAGAGTGTAGCAGATCAGTTTAAGCAGCAAAAGAACACTGATTTTGAGGATGCTATGGCAGTGCAGCAGGATGTTAGGTTCTGGGATAGGCTTATGTCTTCATGGTTTACACAGTTTGCAGCTGACAAGGTGACAGGCATTGCCCTAACCACTCAAGAGGATTTAAACAGGCTTATAACCCAGACTGTAGACTTTACCCCTGCTGAGCGTGTGCAGGCCATAGAAAAGGTTGAGGGCATTAACAGGAATAGGGCAAGAACAATTGCACGTACTGAGGCTCATAGTGCGGCTATGTTTGCTAGCGTAGAAGTTACTAAGAAAATTGCACAGGAAACAGAGAGCGAGGTTCTAAAAGCTTGGCTACCTGTTCAGGATGAACGAACAAGGTTAAGTCATGCAGCAATGGCAAGTGTTGAGCCTATACCAATGGATGCAGATTTTATTGTAAATGGTGAGAAGATGGCTAGGCCGTCTGATCCCCGTGGAAGTGCAGGTAATGTTATCAACTGCCGCTGCGTTTTGACGTATGAGGTTGAATAGCTTAAAATATAAGTCAAGTGAAAAATAAAGGCAAGAAAAATTGGAAACTAAATTTCTAAATATTGAAGTAAAGGCCACTGAAGAGGGCGAGGGTGTTTTCACTGGCTATGGTTCAGTGTTTGGTAATGTAGATAGAGTTGATGATGTAGTGCTAGAGACTGCGTTTGATGATTTTCTTGCGTCTGGTAAACAGGTTCCAATGCTTTGGCAGCATGATGCAGGTGAGCCAATTGGCATCTATTCAGAGATGAGGAAAGATGATAATGGCCTGTTTGTTAAGGGCCAGATTAATATGAAGACGGAGCGAGGCCGTGAAACTTATGAACTTCTAAAGCAGGGTGCTGTGAAGGGGCTTTCTATTGGTTTCCGTATTCAAGATGAAGAGTTTAGGAATGGTATTCGCTACATTAAGCGTGCTGACCTGTGGGAGATTAGTGTGGTTACATTCCCTGCCAATCCAGAGGCAGAGGTTATTGGCGTGAAAAGCGATATGACAATTAAACAGTTTGAGAGAACACTGCGTGAGGTTGGATTCTCTAAAGAAGCTTCAAAGATGATTGCATCTAAGGGCTTCAAAGCTTGGCAAGATGAGCGAGAGGCTATTGAGGGCGAGGCTGATAAGGATGGTGAGCAGGATATTATGAAATCTATTGAAGATATGATTGCATCCAAGTTCGCTGAATTAAACAGCAAATAAAAAGGAATCCATTATGGATATTAAAAACCTTGAGGCTACTCTTGAAAAAGGTTTCGCTGATTTGAAATCTGCACAAGAAAAGGGCCAAACAGATATGGAAGCTAAGCTTGCTGAGCATGTTGCTGAGACAGCGGAAAAGCTTCAAGAAGCTACAAAAGCGGCTGAAAACATCAAAGAGCTTGAGCAAAAAATGACTGTTGCTCTTGAGCGTGCTGATGCAGGAAGCCAAGAAGAAGAGAAGGGCCTTGAACTTAAACAAGCTTTCTCTAACTACATGCGTAAAGGTGAGCGTGGTCTTACTGCTGACGAAATGAAGGCTCTTTCTGAGTCTGTAGACACTGAAGGTGGTTACACTGTACCTGCTGCAATGTCTAACTTCATTGTTAGCCGTGTGTTTGAAACATCTCCAATGCGTAACGTGGCACGAACTGAGACTATCAGCTCTAACCGCCTTGAAATGCTTATTGATGATGATGAGTTTGCAACTGGCAAGTCTAACGAGAAGGGCACTCGCTCTACTACTGGCACGCCTGACTTTGGTAAGCTTGTAATTGACATCCATGAGTACTACGCAAACCCAACAGCATACAACCACATGCTAGAAGACACTTCTCTTGATATCGAGAATTACATTGCTTCTAAAGCGGGTGACGCTATCGGTCGTAAGCAAAACACTGACTTCATCAACGGTAACGGTGTAGACGGTGCTAAAGGTATCCTGCAATACGATGCATGGGCATCTGCGGGTGTGTACGAGCGTGATGCACTTGAGCAAGTAAACACTGGTTCTGCCGCAGCTCTAACTGTAGATGGTCTAATCAATCTACAAGGCGCACTTAAAGAAGAATACCAGCCAAACGCTGTGTGGATGATGAAGCGTGCTACGTTTAACACTCTTCTACAGCTTAAAGGTTCTGATAACTACCACTTCCTAAACCTACAGCCAACTTTCGCTAAAGAAGGCAAGGTGTACAGTGGTATGAGCCTGCTAGGTGCTCCAGTTGTGTTTGCTGACGATATGCCAGCAATCGGTTCAGGTGCTCTACCTATCGCATACGGTGACTTCGGTGTAGGTTACACAGTTGTTGACCATGCTCGTGGTACTAACGTAATCCGTGACAACATCACTGTTAAGGGTGCGACTTCATTCTACACGTCTCGTCGTGCAGGTGGTGGTGTTACAAACTTTGATGCTATTAAGCTTCAAAAAGTATCAGCATAAGGAAAGGGTGAATAAATGAGTCATCTTGATATGAAAAACAACGTGGACGTAGTAAACGCTCTTGATATTCAAGCAATCTCTACTGACACAACTACTAACGGTGATATCATCGACACTAAAGACTTCCAGTCTATCACTTTTGTGCTACAGGCTGGTACTCTTACAGATGGTACATACACTGTAAACATCCAAGTTGGTGACGACTCTGGCCTATCTGATGCAGCAGACGCTTCAGCAGACGAGCTAATCGGTACAGAACCTGCTCTGGATACTAGCAACACTACAGGCCGTGTTGGTCTTATCACTAACAAGCGTTACGCACGCCTACAAGTGGTATCTACTAGCACGACTTCTGGCGGTACGCTAGGTGCGGTATGTGTTAAAGGTCACCCACTGGTTGCTCCTGTAGCCTAAGTGGAAGCCTATAAGGCACTATGCTATAATAAAGGGGTGAGGCGACTTGCCCCTTTATCTTATTAAGGAGATCGAAATGTTAATATTTATCAAGCCTGTAATGGTTCAGTGTAAAAACGGTGTTCAGCAGCGTGTAGCAGGTGATGTTGTGGAAGAGTTCGGTATTGCAGCGGATATTGTCGCAATGCTTATGCGTGAAGGTTACATCGGTGAGGTGGATGAACCTAAGCCGTGTGAAAAGAAGGTTGTTAAGCCTGAGACAAAGGCAAAGCCTAAGAAAAAGCCTGTAAAGAAAAAAGTAAAGATTGATCACAAATAATGAGCCTGACTCCTACGCCACTCAGAAGCAATAGATGTACGACTATTGAGGTGACTGCGCCTGTAAATCCAGTTGTTTCTACTGCTGATATGAAGGCATATTTGCGCATCGATACAAGTGACGAGGATACACTTATTACTGCTTTTGTAAAAGCGGCTACTTTGCGTGCTGAATCATATACGGGGCGTAAGTTTATTACACAGACTCAGAAGCTTGTAATGGACTTCTTTCCAATGTATCAGCCGAAGAGATTTGGGCAAGATAACAGCCCAAGCCCGTACCACTATCTGGGAACAGATAAACCTATTCAGCTGCCTTTTGGTGCTGTTCAGAGTGTGTCTAGTGTTAAGTACTACACCAGTGACAACACATTAAACACGTATTCGTCCTCTAACTACTACACTGATGTTAGTTCTGGTCGTGTGATTACAAACGATAATACATTTTTCCCGACTGATCTGAGAGAGTTTAGTGCGGTTGAGGTTGAGTTTGTCTGCGGCTATGGTGATGATTCAACAGATGTGCCACAGGATATTGTGGAGGCCGTAAAGCAAATTGCGGCAGGCATGTATGAGGCCCGTGAGGTTGAATGTGAGATTCCATGTTGTGCGTCTGTGCTATTAAGCTCTTACAAGCTACCTAAGGGGCGAGGGTTCTTAGAAAATGGCATGTAAAGGCAGAAACAAGAAAAAGTGTTTTAATTTTGCACGCATGGCTGACAAGCGTGTCATTATTCAGACTCCTACACTTGTTGAGGATGATTATGGGGGGCAGTCTGTAACTTGGGGCAATACATACACTGTATGGGCATATATTAAAAGCTCTACAGGGCGTGAAGTCTTTGACAGTGAACAGATGGAAAGCCGTGTGAGTCACACATTCACAATACGTTACAATAGCGCACTTAAAGACACTGCTGAGACGGGTAAGTATCGTATCAGCTTTGATGGTCGATTGTTTGAGGTGCGATACATTCGAAATCTTGAGGCTGACTTAAAGAGTGAAGGCTCTACATATCAAATGCTTTATGCAGATGAAAACGTAGGAGGCATTGAGTAATTGAATGCCAAAGTTACTATTGAAGGTTTGCCGCAGTTAGAGAAGAAGCTGAAAAAGCTTGGCATTGATGTTGACAAGGTTACTGGCAAAGCCGTTGCCCGTGTCGCCCTTAAAATGGAGAGCGATGCAAAGCGTCTTATAAGCCGCGGTGAAAGATCAGGGCGTACTTACAAGCGTGGTAGAAAGTCTCACAGGGCATCTGCACCTTATGAGGCACCCAAGACAGACACAGGAAACCTAGTACGCAACATTACAACCAACTTCATAAACAGAAAAAAGGCTGAGGTTGGTGTATTTGCAAGCCGTGGGGCAATGTATGGGGCTTGGCTTGAGTTTGGTACGAGAAACATAGCACCTAGACCATGGCTATCACGTACATACAATGCAAACCGTGAGTTTGCCGATACAGCTTTTTTAAAAGAGCTAAACAAAGCAATAAGGGAGGCCGCCCGTGGCTGATACTGCACTAGACGTAATGAT